TTAAGGACGATTTTACAGCGTCCAGCATCCGTTTAAGGCGACAGCGAGACATGTACAAAGACTTCTGCGGCAAAGCTGGATTAACGCCGCGCAGTGACTTGACACAGGTATCTGGTTATGGCAGAAGGATGAGCGGGAAGGCGGTTTATGCAGAGCGGAAAGAACTTGAAAAATATGCCTATTACCATTATAATAAAGATGGAACAATCGTTGTCACAGATGATTGGAAAAGCAAGAAACATCCATCGATACCAAAAGAGTTTAAAGCGTACGCCGTCGTCGAGACGTTAAGCAGAAACGGGAAGCAGATCGACAGAGCGTTTTATGGTGGGGATGGGTGGCTGTATAGGCAGGTGCATTCTGGCAATCATGGACGTTCTAGGCAGCATCCTTATGGAACCAGCGGAGAGCATGGCCACACATACGTGTGGGAAGATGGGGCAGTTGTATCGCGCGACGCAAGAGACCTCCATGAATATGAAAGAAGGGAGAACGGTGATATATTATGACGGCAACAGACATCAAAAACAGAATACTGGAATTAACAAATCATTTTGAGTTCTCCTATGGAGGGGTGGACTGCTTTATCGATCCATACAGTAGAAATAATATCTATTTAGGGTATGGTGGGGTAGACAAAACCTACACCGATATAGGTAGCTTAATGAGCGACCCAATATTTGATGGCAAATCGCTCAACGAAATAGCGGATAAGATAGAGCTGGTGTAACAACCAAATAAACACAGATCACAAACACACTCGAAAGGGTGTGTTTTTTGATACAAAAAATAGCTGTCCGCAGGCGTACGATTGCGGATAGGCATGAGACGCGACCTCGTATAAAAGCATACCGAATGGAGGAAATATGAAACGCGAATTTTTGAAGGAACTGGAACTGACAGACGAGGCTATCGATAAAATCATGGCTGAAAACGGCAAAGATATCGAGGGCTTCAAGTCTAAAGTGTCAACGCTGGAAACGGAACGCGACGGTTTAAAGACCCAACTCGACGAAGCCAACACACAGATTGAGGGCTTTAAAGAGCTTGACGTTGACGGTATCAAAGCCGCTGCGGACGAGTGGAAGCAGAAAGCGGAGCAGGCAGAACAGGATTCCGCTAAACAGTTGGCAGAGCTTAAGTTCAACCACGCACTTGAAAGCAAACTTACGGGAACAAAAGCCAAAGACGCTGCAATTGTGGCGGGGCTGCTTGATCGTGATGCGTTGAAGCTGACCGAAGACGGTATTCTCGGCCTGGACGAACAGCTTTCAAAAATCAAAGAAGAAAAAGGATTCTTATTTGAATCCGACGACAAAGACCCCAAACTTGTGATTGGGGGCGGCACTGGCGGCTCATTAGAAGGTGATGCAAACGAAGCGTCGCTTAGGGCTGCTATGGGCCTGGGAACAGATAAAGGAGATAAATAATGGCAAATAGTATTGTTTTAGCAAAGAACTACACGGACCTTTTGGACGAGGTCTACAAAAATGCGTCTGTTACGTCTGACCTGACCGGCGATCCGGCTATGGCACGCGCTGGCGTGAATGCCAACGAAATCATCTATCCGCAGATTGAAGTATCGGGGTTAGGTGACTACAACCGTTCGAGCGGTTACACTGACGGCTCGGTTGACGTTGTGTGGAAGAGCACCACTTACAACTACGACCGTGGTACAAAGCTGACGGTTGACGCGATGGACGATCAGGAAACGTTCAACATTGCGTTTGGACAGGCTGGCGCTACATTGCAGCGCGAGAAGGTTGCGCCGGAAGCGGACGCTTTCACATTCGCAACACTGGCGGGTATCACTGGCATTTCCAAAGCAACACCGGCAACGTATGCCAATGCAGACGCTTTTCTTGCAGCATTGCTGACAGCAAAGACCACGATGGACGAAAACGAAGTACCGGAAGAAAACCGGTATCTGTACGCTACGCCGACGCTGGTGAATAGCCTGCTCGCGCTGGATTCCTACAAATCCAAGGAAGTATACGAGAGCTTTGCAAACGTCAAAAAAGTGCCGCAGGCGCGTTTCTACACGGCTATTAACTTGCTGGACGGCAAGACAACAGGTGAGGAAGCCGGGCACTATGCCAAAGCCGCTCCCGTGTATACCGTAACCGCAGCTGAACCCGCAGACTGGGCCACGAAGTATAAGGATTATTACACGGTCAGCGATGGCGTGTACAGCAATGTAACTGGCGAAACTGCACCGTCTTGGGCAGCAAGCACCTATTACAAGAAAACGGTTGAGGGCGGGTCTGACATCAATTTCATGATCATCCACAAACCCGCTATCATCAAGCACGACAAGCACGTTGTGGGCAACATCATTGCACCGGCCAGCAACCCGAACAGCGATGCGTACATCCTGAAATACCGCAAATACGGTATCGTGGACGTGTACAACAACAAGGTTGCGGGTATCTATCTCAGCCACAAAGCATAAGGAGGAATACCATGAGACGAGTAGGAATGCCTGCGGGTAAACCAGCGGAGCCAATCAAGGCTCCAAAGCCTACCAAGCCAGCGGAGCCAATAAAGGCTCCAAAGCCTACTCCTGCGCCCGCTAAGGGTAGAAAATAGGAGGTATTGGCATGTATGAAGTAATCAAGGCTTTTGCAGACGGCGAGAACGGCGTACTGCTGAAAGGTGGATATACTTATGCTGTGGGCGACAATTACCCGAAAAACGGGTTTCACGCTACACAGGAACACACAGGTTATCTGCTGGACAAGAAGTACATTAAGGCCGTAAGGCCAAAGCAGGAAGCCAAGAAGAACGACGAGGGGCGCGAATAAGCGCCCTTTTCTTATGGAGTGAATGAGAATGTATATCACATGGGAAGAGTACACAAAATACAAATATTCTGCTGTGCCGGAAACTGAATTTGAACGGTATGCCTACAACGCTGAAACGGTTGTGCGCAAGTACACGTTTGACCGCATCAGCGACGCAGATTTGCACCCGGACGAGGCAGCCGATGCGGAAGTCAAGCGCATAGCTGAAATGAATCAGAGGGGCGTTTGTGAGCTTGTGGACGTGCTGCATAAACAGGAGCAGGAAACAGTCGGCGATGCGGGCGCGGCAATCAAGTCTTTTTCCAATGAGGGATATTCTGAAACGCTGGACACATCCGGCCAGAGTGACGAGGTGGTGCAAGGCAAAATTCAGAGTATCATGCATTCTTATTTCACATCCGAGCAGCTTTTCCGTGGGGTGACGTGATGTTTGGATGCAATCTTACTGTAACCATCTGGAACAGGTGGAAAAACGCAGACAACAAAGACGAGTGGTTCCGTACGGTTATACCTGTGTTGGTGCGGTGGAAGTCGCATACAGAGCGTAACGTGTCCGGCACATCGGCAAGCGTGGCAAATACCTATGTGGTTATCATGCCGCCGAGCGAGCAGTATACACCCGAAAGAGAGTGGAAGATACTTGAAGACAAAACCGGGTACTTCACTTTGCAAAAAGGCGATCTGTTGGCGCTGGGTGAGGTAGACGCAGAAATCACGGGTGTTACGCCTAACCGTGAATCTGAGGTAAAAGCCGCGTTGTCGCCAAACGTAATGACAATCAAGAGCATTGAGGACAATACAAGGGTGGCACACGGCAAACACTATCGGTTGGAGGGCTTCTGATGGCAAAGGATATCAGCTTTGAATGGTATATGCCGATTGATCGGGTTATCCGTGACGTTGGTGTAAATAAAAATCTGATGGAGTTTGCGGCGCGGGAGTGGCATAGGTTGTACTATCCGTTTGTACCGTACAGGGCTGGGCAGCTTGCGAGGCAGGTTAACTTCTTTGCGTCGGATTCAGTTGGCGTAATCGATCACACAGTAGGTTATGCAAACAAACAGTACAACGGCGTGGGGTTTAACTTCAACAGAACCGTACATCCACTGGCATCCGCATTTTGGGATAGGGCTGCAATGGCCGCAGGGAAAGGCGCTGCGCTTGCTAAAAGCATGCAGGCGTTTGTAAACAGAGGTGGGAAATGAACATAGACAAAGCATTGCAAGAGTGGATTATGCAAAATGAATCGTTGACGGACAATCCGTTGTTTTACTGGCTCAACGCTCATAACGGTGCGGTTGCGGTTATACCGATACCGACAGAAAGCGGAGCGGAGTTCATCGGTGATTATAAAGAAGTCACATACGATTTCATGATGCAGGCTTCGTTTGACGTTTCCACCACCACGGACGACTTGAACACAGAAAACATGATGACGCTGCGCGAGTGGCAAGACTGGATAGACGAGCAGGAACGCAACGAGAATTACCCCGATTTTGGGGAAAAGTACAGCTGCTATGAACTGCAAAACCTGTCCGATATGCCCACAATGGCGGGCGTTGACAACGACAGCGGGATAGCGATATTTCAGTTTCCCGCAAGACTAACATTTTTAAAGGAGATATAGAAATGGCAGAATTGACAAGGGTAAAAAAGCACTTGAATTACCTGTTTTTGGATACCACGCCGGGCGAAACTTCTGCAACTTGGAAGCGGGCGGGTAAATCAACGGACTTTGCGATCGCAATGAACAACGAGCAGGAAACGTTTGATTACATTGCGGACGAAAGCCCGACAACAGAGCTTAAGAGCTACAAGCCAACGGTTGCACAGACGCAGGCGGCGTATATCGGCGATCCGATTTACGATTATGTGTTTGACTTGTACAACCAGCAGGCAACGGGCAGTGACGCTGTCAGCAAGGGTATGATTGTATACCAGCAAAAGAGCGGAACGGGCGAAAGCGCCCCGAATGTAGCTATTCAGTTCGAAGCGTTAATCACAATTGACACCTATGACATTGTGGCTGGTACGATCACCTACACAATTGAACAGCGCGGCACGGCCACAAAAGGCACGGCTGTTGTAACAGATGGAGCGCCGGTATTCACGGCGGCAGCGTAGGCAGAAACGGATGGGAGGGCTTTAATCGGCCCTCTCTATTCAAATTAAGGAGATATGGACATGGGCATTGTTGTTAATTTTGGTAAGAAGGAATTACCGCCTATCAGCATAAACGGGCAGGATTTCACGTTGAAGATTTCGGAAGCGGATATTGCCGCAGATTTGGCGGCTATCATGGAATCATCCGGTGAGGTTATCAAAAACAAAGCGGATTTCCCCGATTACAAGATGGGCGATGACATAAAGGACATACCAGCCGAAGCCGTAGATGCTATGATGTCTAGCGGCAAGACGGTTACAGACATAAAGACAGCGGGAATGCGGTTGATTGAAAAAATGTTCGGCAAAGGCGCGTACAAGAAGATCACAGCGGGCAGTTATTTCACTTCTGACGATGATTTGGAAGTAGTGCAAAGCGTACTTACGGCGGTGAACGAATATAAAGCGCAGGAACGCCGCGAGAAAAACACACTTGAAGGTAGCAAAAAGGCGAAGTAATGCTATCGCTATCAAAACGGCGCTGTGACACTCTGCCGGAGGAAATAGACGGCTGCGAGATTGACGCGGGGTTTCGTACAATCCTCATGATACTGCGTTTGCTGAACGAACAGGAAGACGGCATGATGGCGGCGTTGGAAGACGCGCTGCACTTCTTCTATGTGGATGAACAGCCGGAAGATGCGCTCGACAAGATGTTTGATTTCATCCGGGGCGGAGACGCGCCAGAAGAAAACGACGAACCTCCGCGCATGGACTGGGAATTTGACGCAGCCGAGATATACGCTGATTTTCTATCGATATACGGAATTGATTTACTGGAATCAACTATGCACTGGTACACGTTCCTTGCAATGCTGGGCGGTATAATGGCGCGTGAGGGCGCTTTGTCGTCTAAGGTACACACCCGGTTTATGGATTTGAAGGGGCTGAAAGGCAAGGAGCTTCTGGACGCACAAAGAGCCAAAGACAAGGTGCAGATACCCGAAAAGCTAACGCTTGAAGAACTGGAAGCCGAAGCGCAGACGGCACAAGCCTACGAAGACGAATGGGGCAGCATTTGATTTCCTGCCGCCCTGGTGGTAAAATGTGGGTATCATTTTGAAAGGACGGAAGTATATATGAAAAAGATTTTGCTTGTTGTGTTGTGTGTTGTGTTGGCGGTGAGTCTGGTGGCGTGCGGCCCAAAGTCAGATAATGAGGAAAATATTGAGTTAGGAAAAGATGCCATACTATTCATAGATGATTACCTAGATGGTGAAACGGACGGAAACGCAACTATGGATATCTTGGACATGATAAAAGAAAAGGTTGTTGACGAAAACGGACAGTATGGAATGCTTCTGAGGGTGTGGATCGGCTCAGCCTCCACGGATATCTTTTTAAACGATAATGCAGGAGTTTTGGAGTGTAGAAATGAAATTGCAGGAATTGTAGGAGCAGAAAAGAGAAAGTAATTCTAAAAGCAAGAAAACCTAGCCGCTCGTAATGGGCGGTTTTATTTTGCCAATAAATAAGTAATGCTAACCACCAACCCACGGGAAGGCGGTTTTTTATTGAAGGAGCACGGAGATGATGATATAATAAAACTACAGTAAAGCGGCAAGGTTTTGCTCCAGATTGGAGCTGATGCCAATGGAAAGTATTGTATTGATACTGATTCTGTTGATTGTCATTCTACGGCTGATAAAGTCATAGAAAAAACCGCCTAACGGCGTAAGCGGTTCTTCCACAGATTCTAAATCTGAACTTCGGAGCGACCGCCTCACCACAGGCAGCCGCTTTACTGCTTTTATTATACCACAACAAAAGAAAATGTAAACCGCTAACCACCGGGAAGGTGTTTTTTTAATGGGAGGGAATATGAAAATCAGGATTCTGGGCGTTGATTATGATATCGCGGAAACTGAATGCGTTTCCAAAGAAGAAATGAGACTGGGCGAAATTAACGTAATGGAACAAAAAATAAAAATTGATAGTTCGTTGCAAAGCGATGCTAAAAGCACAACACTCTTGCATGAAATCATACATGGTATTTTATTTGCGTGTGGGCTTGACTGGCAAGAAGAAAACCTGACACAAAGCCTTGCGACAGGCCTGTATCAGGTTTTGAGAGAGAACCAAGAATTACTTGCCTTTCTTGGGCTTCTGGGAGAGCGCGCTACCAGCGGCAGTCTTAGAAGCCTTGCTGGTGCGTCCGTCACGTAATACTTTTGACGCAGCGGATGCAGCTCTTGCGGATGTTTGTTTTGTATTCCTCGCCATTGCATAAATGCTCCTTTCTTATATTTCCTCCTGTAAGGATAGGAACATTATACCATATACGGCGCACGACGGGCAAACAAAACACAAGATATAGATTCGGACACGCCACCTTACAGGTGGTTTTTTAATACCTAAAAACAGGAGATAACAAATGGCACACGGCGGAGTAAAAATTGAAGTAAATCTGGATAAATCAAAGCTGCAAGGCTCTATGAAAGGCCTCGATGGCGAGATGATTAAGAGCATGGCCATATTCGAGGTTTTGAAACAGGGTGTGGCCAAAGTTTTTAATATGATTACGGATTCCATAGATCAGGCAATGCGCCGTATTGACACGATGGATCAGTTTTCGCGTGTTATGACTACAATGACTGGCAGCACGGATAAAGCCAATGCTGCGCTCGAAAGAACCAATGCTATCGTACAAGGCACAGCATTTGGCCTTGACACCGCTGCAAAGGGCGTACAAGCGTTTGTAGCTTCTGGCATGGAAGTCAGCAAGGCTACGGACACAATGGAAGCGTGGGGCGACGCAGTGGCCTTTTACACGAAGGGCACGAACGCAGAACTTGAAACCGTTTCTACTGCACTCCAAAAGATGCAGACCAAAGGCAACGTCACAATGGAACATATGCAGATGATGCTTGAAGCGGGCATCCCTGCCATCCAGATATATGCGTCTGCGGTGGGTAAGTCTACTGAAGAAGTCACCGACCAGATGAGCAAAGGCGAGCTTAAGACGGAAGACTTTATTGTTGCTATGAACGGTGCGTTTAAAACAGGAACAACGGGATTTCCTGCTATTGCTGGCGCAGCTAAACAAGCGGGTGCAAGCTGGCAGGGCAGCCAGGACAACATGAAAGCTGCTATTGCGCGTGGTACTGCGGCTATGCTTGAGCAGCTTGATGCTGTGTTTGATGTGAAAGCGGGGATGGTAAGCTTCGGTAAAGGCGTTGAATCCGTTCTAAAAACACTGGCTAAAAACCTTGATAAAGTCGGCGTTGCCGCTACGGTGGTTGTTACTGCTTTCGCAACATTTAAAATCGTTCAGGCCGTACAGAAATCAATGGCAGCAATGGCGGCTTCAACCGCTGCTGCGGATGTAGCTATGATGGCATACGCAGCGGGAACCAAATCAGCGAGCATTGTCGCTGGCGAGTTGACGCTTCGCCAAACACTTGCAGGCGTGGCAACGATGGTATTATCCGGGCAGATGACGGTAGGCGCTGCTGTTACCCTTGTGTTTAAGAAAGCGGTTGATGTATTAAATAAGGCGTTTCTCGCAAACCCGATTGTGCTTATTATTACGCTTATTGCCGCGCTTATTGCGGCAATCGTGATTGCGGTAAATAGAACAAATGCAGCAGCAGAAGCGACAAAAGCCGAGGCGGATGCGCTAATTGCGAAACAAGATGAGATAACGCAAGCGGCAGCAGATAGCGCCGCTGAATATACCAAGACAATGGCTACGATTCGCCAAAATGCTGGGGAAGCAAAAAACCTTACTGAGAAGTTAGCCGAGTTGCAGGCTAATACAAACCGTACAACTTACGAACAGCACAAAATGGAGCAGATTATACAGCAGCTTACTTCCCAGTACCCGGAACTGTCTAATATGATAGACGAAAATACCGGGGAGCTTAAAGAAAACAAAAAAGCATGGGATGCGGTAGTAGATGCTCAGCTAGAGTACGACACAGCGATGACTATGCTTGAACGGGCTAACGAATTAGCGATGGAGGCTAAAGAAGCAGAAATAGCGCATGCTGCATCGTTAGAGACGGTCGCGAACAACCAACAGAAAATAGTGGATAATCAAGAGGTTATCAATGACCTTAGTAAGAAAGCCGATAAGGCATACACCGATATGACAATCGCGCAAAATGAAGCTGCGGCGGGGATGGAAGGTGCAGGGCAAAGAGCAGATGCATTACAGGCTGAATATAATGAGTTACTAACCGAGATAGACGGTCTCGAAATTCATAACCGGGAGTTAAACAAATCAAATAAAGAAATTGACAAGGGTATGGATGACCTTTCGGATGCAGCTAGACAGTTAGCGGAAGATGCCGAAGCCGAAGCCGAAGCGGCTCTATACGCGGCGCAGGTGGCGCTTGATTCGAACCGTGGTCGGATACGCGGCATGAAAGAACACGAAAAAGCAAGCGACGTTATGACTGACAAAGAAATCGCTAATATTCGTGCGCTTATAAATGCAGGCGCCGTTCTTACAGAAGACGAGTTGAAAAATTTCCAGAGTATTGAAGACGCGCGAAAAAGGGAACTGGTTAAAGAAAAAGATTACGTCGATGCTATCAAAGATGGGCGCGTACAAATCAGCGAAGCCGAGGCCAAAAGGGTTGCTGATGCGCGGGAAAACGGCGAAGAACTAACAGAAGTCGAACAAGCCACATATGACAAATGGATCGATATTCAAACCGAAGCAATTGCAAACGGTGAGCAAATTTGGACGGATGCAGAAAAAGCGGAGATAGAGCGTAAGATTGCAGCGAATGAAGCGTTAACGGAAGTAGAACAGGCCTACCTTGATAAATGGAATGACGCAAACCAAGAAGCCATCGACAAGTATAAGGAACAGCAGCAGGATCGCGTTGATGCGGCAAGCACTGCAAATGAACTGATAGCGAAAAGCCAAAATGAATCGCTTACAAAGCAAGCGAAAAACATGGAGGCAAATACAGAACTCACCGCACAGTTCATCGCTGATCAGGATTTTTTGCGGAGCAAATTCCCAGAAATGTCTCAGTATATCGACCAGCTTACAGAAAAAGATGCCGTATCGCTTCGTAACGAGATAGAGAATTTTGAAAACGGCGGAGAGGAAGCGATAACTAGGTTTTTTGACGCGCAGGTAGCAGCTGCGAATGTTGCGGGCCCTGTCGCAACCGAAGCTATACAAGGACAAGTTGAGCAGGCCGGGGATGCAGCGGTGCAGACGTTTGATACGAAAGGCGAAGAAGCCAAAGCAGCCACGTCCGGGATGATGGATAAGGCAAGCACGGGCATTGCCGAAAATCAATCAATGAATGCTGCGTCGCAGGCTATTGCGGATCAAGTCGTATCCAACCTATCCAACGCCGACTATTCCGCAATCACCGAAGCAATGGCAAGCGCAATCAAGAGTGGCACGAATGCAGTACAGAATGCAGCGCAAAGTATGGCGAATGCGATAATCAAAATATTGACGGATATGTCCAACAAATCACAGACAACTACTGTGCAGATGATGACTAAAATCACTACAACCATATCCGGCAGGGTGAGTGTGGTTAGGTCGGCAATGCAGGGTGCGGCAAATGCCGTCAATACTGTGCTGCAAAGCATGGCTACCCAAGCTGGCGCAACGGCGTTGTCAATGATGAACGCTATTGTAAGTAGTATACAAAGCCAGGGCGCAGCCGTATCAAGCGCGATTCGATCGGTTGTAATAGCCGCTCGATCGGCGGCAGATGGCGCAGCAGATTGGGGATCGCTTGGGTATAGCATAGTATCTGGTATAGCATCTGGCGTACGGAACAACGCAGGAATATTAGCGCAGGCCGTAAGAGATGTTGTTCAGCAAGGGCTAAACGCCGGCAAAGCTAAAGCCGAGGTTAATTCGCCGTCGCGGTTGTTCGGCCGTGAGCTTGGACTACCCATATCCGAAGGCGTGGCAGAGTATATAGCGAAAGGCTCGCCCGATGCAGTAGCCAGTATACAGAAGATGATCAACGACATGACAAAGGCGAGCACACGGGGAGTCAGCGTAAACGTTGCTGCCGGTGTTGCCGCGCAAAGTGTCGCAGCATCAAGCGCAGCGAATATATCGGTGCAAAATGCGTTGCTTCACGAGCAAAATACAATACTGTCTAAATTGCTCAATAAGGATATGTCCGTAAAAATCGGAAACAGGGTTATCGCCCAAGCAGCCAATGAGGGCAACAAAGACATGGGGGCACACATAAGCAAGGGGGCGTTTTCAAATGCTTACTAATGGATATATAGCTTTTGGCTCTACAAAAGTACAAGCTGAATCAATAGACGCGATAGTGG